ACAAGAAAAAGAAATGTTAATTGAAAAAATAAAAGAAATGCAGAAAGGAGATTTAAAGGTAAGTGAACACGCTATGCTGAGATACATTGAGCGTGTGATGGGAATTGATTTGGTAGAAGTTGAAACAAACCTTATGCAGTGTATGTCAGACGACCAAAAGACACTTGGAAATGGGGTTTATCCGTGTTTGGGATTCAAGGCAGTAGTTAAAGAAAATACAATTATAACAATAACAGTCTAATGTACGGAAAGATACGAACAAACAAAGAAGGTAGGAAGTTTATAGAACTTCTTTCTGAAACCAAAAAGCCGTATGAAGATGGCGAAGAAATATTTTTTGAAATTAAAGATGTACGCTCATTAGAGCTGCATAAAAGGTATTTCGAGGTGTTAAGGCTTTTTGCTGAAAATGCTCCAGAACTTGCTATCCTAAGCCTGCTGGATATTTCACCAAAGGAATATCTTTTAATTCAAAAGTCTAAAGATATCCTTGAAGAAAGGATTAGGAAAGCTATCGAAATGGAACTTGGTTATGTAGAAGACGAGAAAATGAGCTTGACTTTGCATGATGGGGAAGTTATAAACGTAGTACGTAAGAAGGCTAAAAGCATTGCGTATGGTAAGATGTCAGAGGAAGATTTTGCATCCCTACATAGGGGTCAAAAGGAGCTTGTTTTTGATATTTTAAAACAATATGGATGGAGCAATGAGCAGTTAAAGGAGTTATTTAAGAACTTTTACAAATAGTTCTTGCATTAAGTATAGTCATAGTTTAACTTTGCGAAAAAAAGATGATATTCAACCAGTTAAAAAAAAGAGAGATTCCTTACAATGTTGTGCAGGCTTATCATTCGGTCGGTAAGTTTTTATACACAGAAAAAAGAATCTATTCTATTATTGTCCTAAACCAGTTTGCTAACAATCTTGGAGAGCTAATTAAGACAAAAGACAATTTCTATTATTCGGAATACGAAAATATTTATTGTTATGAGATGGACAAAGAAGAAGTGCAGGAATTTATGAAATTAAGATTACCTGTTGCATTTAGCAATGGTGATGGAACATTTTTTGGTGAAGATTTAAGAAAATTTAAACAAAAAAACAATGGAAAAATTTAAAAAAGGTCAAAAAGTCCTTGTAAAAGATGAAACTTCTTTAACATGGCACAATGCTATCTACCTTTGCGAGTATGAAGGTAAGTTTATTGTGAAATGGAGCAATATGATTTGCGCATGGGACGAATGCAAACCATCACAGTCTAATGATATAGACGAAAAAGTAAAAGAGTTGTTGGTATTGGCTCAAGAAAAAGGATTAAAATTAACCATAAATTTTGAATAATATGTTCGGATACGGAGAAGATGACGGTTTTGTTGAGTATGACTATATTCCAAGCCAAGAAGAAGAAGATGTAGACCAAATGCGTGAAGATGAAGCAATGGAGGAGCAGGATTGATAAAAATCACAAAACATTGTGGTTTTGTGGCTTGTTTATGCGAAAAGTTTTGATTAACTTTAGAAATAATTAGCAAATTACTTGATTGGGTGGTACTATTCAAGTAAATTTGCACTCAGTAAAATACTGAAACGGAAACGTCTCAAACCGATAGCAAGTACCACCACTCTATTTTTTAGAGTCTATCGAGTTGAGGCGTTTTTTTTATGCACTATTTTTAAAAATGATAAAATCTAAAGACCACCATTTTAATACTAACCATGCCAAGGCTTATGGTATAGTAGAAGCTATATTAATTCATAATTTAGTACATTGGATAGAAAATAATTTAGCTAATAAGAGAAACATTCATTGCGTTACCGATGGAGATTTGAAAGGACAATCAAGATGCTGGAGCTACAATTCAATATCTGCTTATTCTAAGATATTTGACTATATATCTCCAAAAAAGATACGAACAGCATTAGATGGTTTAGTAGAAAGTAATATTTTGATTAAAGGATACTTTAATCTTAACAAATCAGATAGAAGTAATTGGTATGCTTTTTATTGCGAAGAAGATTTTATTGAGGATAGATTTTTATCAAATAATAAGGCTACCCATTTGCCCCACAGGGCGAATGCATTTGCCCCACAGGGCGAATCTATATATACAGATACAATACAAACAAATAAAAAACATAATATTCCTTTGGAAGAAAAGGTTGAGCTTTTTTCTTTACTTACATCTAATCAACCAATGTACGAAAGTAAAAAACAAAATATAGATGCGAATTGTACTATTCCAGTAAATGATATAACTATTCCAGTTTTAAAAGATAAGCCAAAGAAAGTTAAGTCTAATTTCCAGTCTAATCCTGAAAAATATATTTGGATTAATGCTAAATTCAAAGAATGGAATGATAATTCTCCAACAGACATACAAATTAAGAAACCATCAAAGTCTGATGGTGGCAGTTTTCATGTGTTAGGAGTTGTTTATGAAAAGTTTGGAGAAGAAAAAGCTACTGCATTTTTTGACTACATTATGAGTAAAGGAAATTACAGAAATCCTTTTTCACTTTCAAGTCTTAAAAATCACGAAGAATTTAACAACTTCTACCAAGACCCAGAAGAAGAACAACCAAAATACCTTGATACAAACAAGGGAAAAGAAACAGCACGCTTTAAAACAAGCCAAACAGAGCCTGTGGCTGGAGATTTCTTCCAAGGTGATAACTTCTATGCAGCAATGGAGAACTATTGGTCACAGAGCCTAAATGGCACGTCATTGGTTAAAAAGGTAAGAGAGAGAATAATACAAATCAATTCAAAATATAAAAATTACTAAAATGAAAATTGAAATAAAAGATAGATATGAAAATAACGTTTTATTTTCATACGAATGTGAAAATAATACACTTTTTAAAACTTTATTAGAAGCTATTGAAAAAGGGGTAAATTTACGTGCTCCAAATTTACGTGGTGCAAATTTAATTAGAGCAGATTTAATTGGAGCAGATTTACGTTTTGCAGATTTACGTGATGCAGATTTAAGTGAAGCAAATTTAATTGGAGCAAATTTAAGTGGAGCAGATTTAAGTTTTGCAAATTTACGTGAAGCAAATTTACGTAGTATAGATTTAAGTGAAGCAGATTTACGTGAAGCAAATTTACGTGAAGCAAATTTACGTGGTGCAAATTTAATTAGAGCAAATTTACGTAGTGCAGATTTAAGTTTTGCATATTTAATTGAAGCAAATTTACGTGGTACAAATTTAAGTGAAGTAGATTTAAGTTTTGCAGATTTACGTTTTGCAGATTTACGTGGTGCAGATTTACGTGAAGCAAATTTAATTCATGCAGATTTACCAATGTATTGTAACTTGAGTTTTTCAATAATAAATCAAGAAATTATAAAAATTGGGTGTAAGGAAAAAACTATAAGTGAGTGGGTAGAATGGTTTGAAAATTCAGATGAAGTTTTTGAAACGAGTAGAGATACAAATGATTTTAAAAAAATTCGTGCAATGTTTTATGCACATAAAGCATATTTAGAAAATCTATAAAACAAATAAAATGAAAAATATACATAAAATAGATTCAGAAATCTACGTTACTTTTAATGAAGAAATTAAAGTAGGAGATTATAGATTAAATAATCAGCGAGATTATTTTAAAAAAGCTGATAAAGAAGGATTAGATTATTACAACAAAAGAAATGATGTGTTTAAAAAAATCATTCTAACAACAGATTTAGACCTCATCAAAGATGGTATTCAAGCTATTGATGATGAGTTTCTTCAATGGTTTGTAAAGAATCCGAGTTGTGAGGAGGTTGAAATTGTTATTGATAGAGTTTTTAAATTAGATGAATTTAATCAAAGAGAGTTTTACAATAAATACAAAATAATCATTCCAAGTAGTGAAATATGGAAAGACATTCCTGAATTTGAAGGATATTATCAAGCAAGTAATTTAGGAAATATCAGAAGTTTAAATTATGGTAAAATAAGAGAATTGAAACTAAGATTAGTTGGATATTATGGTAATCAATATCTTGCTGTAAATCTATCTAAAGACAGTGAAGTAAAAAGTATAAAAGTTCACAAACTTGTAGCTTTATGTTTTTTAAATCATAATTCTAAAGGATATGATGGATTAGTAATTGACCATATTGATAGTAATAAATTAAATAATAGATTAGACAACTTAAAATTAGTTACCCCAAGATTTAATGCTTCAAAAGATAAACAAGGTAGCAGTAGTAAATTTACAGGTGTTAGTTGGCATAAAAAATCTAAAAAGTGGCAATGTCAGATTTATGATAATGGTAAACTAAATCATTTAGGCTTATTTAACACAGAAATAGAAGCAAGTGAAACATATAACAATTATTTAGAAAATATGACAAAAGAAGAACCTAAACAAGAAACACTTAATCTTGATAAACTTGAATCAAAATTAGATAATGCTTTAGCAAAAGAAACAAAACCTTATTTGGTTTTAGTTGATATAAAAGCGGAACAAAATAATACGACTGATTTAAACGCTTATGCCAATGGCGTAGAAGAAGGTGTTAAATGGCAACAAGAAAGAAGTTATAGTGATATGCAAGAATATGCAGAATTTTGTATAAAGTGCGACAGACTTGGATTACCTTGTATAATTGCAAAAGATTGGTTTGAACAATTTAAAAAAGAAATAAAATAAAAGAATATGAAAAATAAAATGTTTTTAGACGAATTTACTGGAGAACACTACCAAACAAAAGCAATCGATGTAATAGATTTTTGTAAGCTCTACGACTTGAATTTTAACGAGGGTAACGTTATAAAATACGTTTCGAGAGCAAGACGTAAAGGAACGCACTTGCAGGATTTAAAAAAGGCAATTGATTATTTGAATAGAGAAATTAAACACTTGGAAGATGGGAAATAAAGAAACACTCGAACAAGTAGATGAATTAGTTTATGACAATTATATTTTAAAAAATAACTTAAATAGAAAATTAAATTTATGAAAACAAAATTAGAAGAAGCCGCTGAAAAATATTACGAATCTAACATCGACCAAAGTAATATTCCAAGAGAATATTATGAATCTGAAATACAGGACTTGATGTGCGGTTTTGCCCATCAATGGCAACAAGAAAGAAGCTATAGTGAGGAAGAAGTGGGTTTATTAAATAAAATGTTTGAGCTTTATTGGTATGAAAATAATAATCAACACGAAGATAATTTAGAAGAATGGGAATTATCTAAAAGATTATTTGAACAATTTAAAAAGAAATAAAATGGAATTAAAAAATGTAAAACCTTTTGATAATTATAATGATTTAAAAGCTCAATTTAATGTGTTGAAAAGAATTGTTATTTCTAAATCAGCGGAGATTGAAGTATATATAAAAAAAATAGAAGAGTTTAGTGTAGAAAATAAAACTAAGCAAATGTATACTGAGGAAGATTTAAAAGAAATGTTACATCATGCTTTATATACACCAAAAAGAGATGGTTATCTAATAAATATAAATGATTCAATAGTTAGAGAAACCATAGCAAAATTTAAAAAGAAATAAAATACAAGAATTAATTGAAGAAATGGAAAATAAAACAATTATCATTACTGATAAAAATTATCAATTAACATTATTAAAAGAACAATATGCAGAAAAAACTTTTAAAAATGAAAAAGAAATGCAAATAGCTTTTAATGAAATGAGAGAAAAAGTAAATAAATTATTATATAATAAATAAATAAAACAATTTAAAAACTTGTAAAATGAAAAACTCAAAAAACTTAATAAGAATATTAATACTGTTATTTAATATAGTCTTAAACTGCATAGGCTTGTACTGTATATTCCAAGTTGTATCAGGTAACTGGGATTGGGAGGTCATGGTACATTGGACTTGGCATACTAAGGTATTATATTTACTTTTGGTAGTTATATCTGTGTCTAATTATAAATTTATAAAATGAAAGAATTAATCAAACAAGTAGAAGAGTTTGCAGCGGAAATGGAATTAGATAATTACTATGATGCTACATCGCTGCATCTTAAGTACCTGCACGAAGTTGGAAAAACAGCTCAAGCAATTCTAAATACAGACGAAGTTGGGATTAAAAACGGATTTGGTAGAATTGCTATATCAGTTATTATTTTAGCAAAACAAATGAATTGTGAACTGACAGTCAATTTTGAAAACCAAGATAACATGAGAACATTTCATTGGTTTATGGATGAAATTAAGCATTATTCGGTTCATCGTGATACCCTTGACTACTTAAATGATGTAAGTAGTTATTATGGGTATTCGATTGAAGTATGTTTAAAATCAGCTCTCAACCAAAAAAACTTGTAAAATGAAAGAATACATAGAAAGATTTGGCTGCTTAATAGTAATAATAATGTCTGTTATATTTTGGACTGTTATTTATTGTCTTGTAAAATGATATAAATAAATATTTGTTTCTAAAAATAAACATTCTAACTTTGCAATTCAATATTAAATCAATACCATGCTAAAGAAAGGCAAAAAGAATGTCGGGAGTAACATTCGAGAAGAAAAAAGAAAGCATCCAGAAATGGACGAAAAGCAAATTCTTGCTATTGCTCTCTCAGCAGCAGGAATCAAGCCTAAGAAGAAGGCAAAGAAGAAAAAGAAAGTTATGTAATTATTGTGCAGGGAGTAAAATCCCTGCATTACTTAAACAAAAAAACATGAAAAATTATTTTAGTTTAAATCAAAAAGTTTCCCATCAATCATTTGGGAATGGTATTGTGATAGAAATATCAAAATACCTTTGTAGTTATCCTATTCAAGTTCAATTTGAAGGATTTGAAAAATCTTTCACTTTTGACGGTAAATACCAAACAGATGACAAATTCGCATCCTTATCTCAACAGGAGCATATACCAATTGAACTAAAAGAAACTATTTCTTTTGAAGCTGGCGAATTAGTTTGGGTATCATTTATGGAGCGGTGGGAAGCTCGCTATTACTCTCATTTTGATAGTAAGGGGTCTTATTTCTTTGGAGGTCAAAAAAAAGAAGGTTATTCTCTTTTTGCAGATGAAATAAGAAAATTTAGTGATAATCCTTTAATTTAAAAAAAATGGAAAGAGTATTAATCAAAAGAACAAATAATAAGTTGCAGGAAAAGGAAACTTTAAGTTTCTATACGCTTGAGCTTGAAAACTACTCAGAGTGCTTTAAAAAGTTCTTTGAAGAGAAAGACAAGTTAAAATACAATCAATTTGAAAAAGTAGAAATTGTAGATAAATTTGTCAATGAATTATATTTAAAATGGGAAGATAAGCAAATTTATAAAAAATAAATAAAATGGAATATACAAAAGAACAACTAAGAAAGTTTCATAAGCAAATCGAGGCTTATGAAAATGGAGAAAAAATTGAGTTTCTTTTTGAAGGTAGCTGGTATCAAGCAAATAAGCCATCATTTGACTTATCTTTAGATTATCGGATTGCTTTCAACTAAGAATAAAAAATTAATCATAACAGGTGAATCTTTCGACAAGAAAGATTCACTTTTGTCCCTAATAACATGAAGGCAACAATATTTAAAAACATATCTCCCAATCAACCTTTTTACATTCCTATTGATGACGCATTGGTAAGAATAAAAACAGGAAAGTCAAAAGAATTGATTGAGAAAATTAGAGCAGAGCCAGATGATGAAAAAAGAAATTCATTAAAAAGAAGGCTTCCTTGTGTTTGCTTCAGCGGAAAGTTTACGGAAAGATATGATAATCAATTAGTTGAACATTCGGGATTTATCGTTTTAGACTTCGACCACGTAAATACAGTTGAACTTCTAAAAGAAGTAACTGAGAAAGCATTTGTTTATGCAGCTTGGGTAAGTCCCAGTGGTGACGGATTGAAAGTTCTTGTAAAGATTAAAGACGGTTCAAAGCATAGACAGCACTTTAAAGCTCTCCGTACAGTTTTTATAGAGCATGAAGAAGGAGTTATTGTCTTTGATAAAGATGGAAAAACTCCNAAATCAAGAGTAGATANGAGTGGAATAAATGAATCAAGAATCTGCTTTGAATCGTACGATGAGAACATCTATATTAATAAAGATGCCATTACATTCGATGAATTAATAGAAGATGAAAAGATTGAAAAGTCTGCTGAAATAACTTATACAGCTACTGCTGATGACATATCTAAACTGGTAAAGTGGCTTGCTAAAGACAATCGTTATTTTGTTAGCGGAGAAAGAAACACATTTATATTTGTTTTGGCTTGTGCCTGCTGCCGATATGGTATTGAAATAGAAGATTGTAAGCAGTTTTGCTTTTATGAATTTTACCAAACATCTTCTGACTTTACTAAAAGCGAAGGAGATAAAGCCATAGATAGTGGTTATAGGACAGAAAGAGGCAATTTTGGCACAGTTTCTTTCAAGAAAGGTGAATTAGTCAATGAGAAGGGAGAAGTTCCTACATTTGATGGATTAAGAGAAGGTGACAAGGTTACAGACGTAGTGTATGCAGATGACGTATATACAGATACTTTTTCAATNATAGAGAATGGTTATCCNAACCTGCATGGCATTGGTGTAGAAGTTTATGACAAGCAATTTAAGCAAAAGAGAGGTCAATTNAACTTGCTTAGTGGTTATGGTAACCACGGAAAATCAGCAGAGTTAAAATGGTATCTTGTATGCAGAGCTATNTTATTTGATGAAAAATATGCCTTATTTGTACCTGAGGAAAGCGATGCAGCAGAGTTTTACCATTCAATGATGGAAATTATTNCTGGATGCTCTTTGAACCCTCAAAACACCAATAAGCCTGATAGGATAACGTTGAATAGGATTCATGATTTTGTTAAATCTCATTTCTTTTTTGTGTATCCTGAAACTCTTTCACCTACGCCAGAGTATATCAAAGAAAGGTTTCTTTACTTGATGTTTACGGAAAAGATTGATGGAGTAGTGATTGACCCATTCAATCAAATGATGAATGATTACAAGTCTTCAGGCGGAAGGACTGACAAGTATTTAGAAGTTATTCTTTCGGACTTTAAAAGATTTGCCATTCTCAATGATATTTATTTTTGGATTGTGGCACACCCGAAGAATCCGACAAAGAATAAAGACGGAGGTTATGATGCACCCACAGAATTTGACATTACTGATGGAGCAATGTGGAATAATAAAATGGATAACATTCTTATTTATCACAGACCCCATGCTTGGACAGACCCAAAAAATCCTATGTGTGAATTGTATGCAAGAAAGATAAAGAAAGTAGGCATAAATGGTACTAAGGGATATATAACCTTTGAGTATGATTATATGAAAAAGAGATTTGTATTTGATGGGCATGATGTCTTATCAATGAATAAAGTTCTTGGAACTCAGGAGCTAAAGCCAAACATTCAAACATTTGAAAAAGAAACTAAAAGCAATTTAGAATTATTAGATGGTTTGGGCAATTTTGAAAAGTTAAATTATGATGATGTAAACTTTTAATAAATAAAAATATGAAATTTAAAATAGGAGATAAAGTAATTCCAAGAAAATTTGAAGATGATGACTATCTTTTTCTTAAAAAAATGTATCAATTTATTGGTACTGAACAGACCATTTCAAATTACAATATTGAATGCAACAAAAAAATGTATTATAGATTATCATGTGGGTATATTTGGCTTGAAGATTATTTAGATTTGGTAGAATCTAAAGAACCTAAAGAGATAAAAGAAAAAGAACAATTCTTTTATGTTGGACAGGAAGTATATTCTCCTTTATTTAATAATGAAAAAGGAATTATAGTATCTATAAATCATACAGATGAATATATAAATCCTACAGACGAATATCCGATTTTAGTTAAAATAGATGATTACGATTTAACTTTTACCAAAGAAGGCAAACACCAGATTAAAGATTACTTTATATCGCTTTTTCAAGAACCTATGTCAATAAACAAGCCATTAGATTTTTTTAAAGAAGGAGAAATAGTAGAAGTTTCAAATGGACTCTTGCATACTATAAAGGCTTATCAGGTAGTCAGAATACCCTTATTTAGTTTATTTTTCAAAAAAAAATGGAATATTATCAGATTTAGAAAATTATGCAAAAATCAGAAAAATTAAATAAAACAAATGAATACCAGTCGGCACTATATTATATAAATTCAAAAGGTTTTGATATAGAAACTATTTTGAAGAGAGGTAAGCCAGAAATGGTTGAACTTACGGTTATGAAGGATGGAAGTAAATTCATTGATTCAAAAGGAAATGATAGAGTTAAAAAGTTTCCTTTTGAATCAACTATTTTAAGTGTAGTTGCAGACTCAGTAATTAAATTAAGCATATACTTAAAATCTAAAGAGCAGTAAGATAAAGCAGAAAAATATTGCACTTTTAAATAAATAGCCTTACATTTGTATATTATTATAATTAATATTTTTATTTAAACCTTTATTACAATGGCTGAAATTAACAACCAACACTCCAACTCGGAGATTATTTCTTATCAAGTTTCTGGAGCAGAGAAACGTTTATATCATTCTTCTAAAGAGCCAAAAGAAGGCTACAAGAAGATTGAATTAGAAAGTGGTAAACTAACCTATCACCGCTATCTTGATGGTCTTATAGGCAAGATTACGTATGTGTCCTTTAGAGATACAGAATTTGGTAAGAGGTTCGGAGTAATGTTGAAAGATGGAGATACTACGGCATCTATTTCTTTACCTCTTGACAATGTACCTTATCGTGCTATGATAGAGGCTATTTTTAATGCTGATTTCAGCAAAGAAATTGCCATAAAGTTCTACCCAAAAAAGGATGGAGAAAAGGTTTACCAAAACTGTTTTTGTTATTACCCTCAAGAAACATATCAAGAGGCTGGAAAGTCAAAAAACAAGATTCCTGAGCGTTTAGAAATGGAAACTCGACCAAGAGGCAAACAGAGAGCTTCGGGCAAATGGGATTTCTCAGAGCAGGAGGAATGGTACTACGAGAAAGCAAGTGAATTAATTGCTCGCTTTGAAAAGTTCAAATTATCAAAATCAACTACTTCTGTAAAAGCAGAAGAAAAGCCAGCGGTAAAACAAGGCGTTGATACCAATGATGATGGATTGCCGTTTTAATATTTGTTAATAAAATAGAGGACTAACATCCTCTATTTTATTCTTTATTTTTTGCTAAATTAAACAATAATATGAAATACAATGCTAATATAGCTAAAGGACTGGAGAAAATGCACAGCCTTTCATACTCTACTGCTCACAGGTGGAAAAAGAAAAATTCAATCCCAGATATGTATTCAAACAATGGGGAAAGGCTTATTCAAGGAATGACTCTTAGGGAAGCAAAGAACTTTACCAAGTTGTCGCTGAGGCAAATACAAGCACTTTTATTCTTGGAAAGTGGAGATGAAAAAATAATTTATAACATTGTTTCAATCTCCTACTGGTTTTCAGGAAAAAGAAATCCAAGAAAACAATGGATATGGGATATTTTAGACAGAAAAGTAACTGAAAACAAAAAACTAAAATGATAAACTATACAATTCCTGAAAAAGAAGACAAAACTCGTTATTTCCTGTTCAATTATTTTACAGGAGAAGATATTGGGAGCATTTGGGTACAAAATACAGAAGGTAGATTCCCAAACAATGATTTTATAAAAGATACTATAAAAGTTGAGTACGGATTTGNTGATGTAGTGGTTATAGGATTTTTTGAGTTTAATTCAAAAGAAGATTATTTAGACTTTACAAATTAAGATATGAATAAGAAAGACGTTTTCAAGAATCAGTCCCAATTAGATTGGGCAGAATATAATCCAAAAAACATGAAACCTCCAATGATTTGGAGGAGAATGAATCATCATGGTCATCGGTTTTACTTTGGAGAAAAAGATGGTGAAGTTCTTATTGCTTGCGGAATTACAACTGCCATCGACAAATCATTTGGAGAGCCAAAAGCGTTAAGAGATTGGAAAGATGCAAGACCAAACTGGAAAGAAATCCTGCCTATTATGGCAGACTACGGAACACTAAACCATATTGGTCTTGGTCATCTATGTAAGGAAGGAGTTATTCCAAAATACATTATAGAGATAGCAGATGAAACGTTTAATAAAAAAGAGCAATTCAAGAAAGATATGCTTTCAATCAAGAAGTTCTTTAACGAAAATGAAGTTGAAGTTTACTTTCTTGAAGGTATTTTAGGAACTCATTATCCTACACCCTATGGAAAGGCTTGGATATGTTCGGCTATTGATATGTTCTGCAAAATTACTCTAACGACTGTTAAGAAAGAACTCGTTGAAGATGGTATTTACGAGCGTGGAGGAACTAAGAACAACAAAGGAGATATTAAGTACAAAGAAGTTAAAACAGAAACAAGAGAGTCTTTTTGGGCTATCATTGATTTGAAATCTAATTACGAACACAAAGAGGAAAAATCTTTCTTTGATTCGCACAGGTATCAGTTAATCTTTGGAAGGAAGTTAATTTCTGAATATTTCAACATTCCTCAGCAGGAAATAAGAATGTTTAACCTATCTCCTTTGGGATGGACGAAAGAACCAAAGTATGCTTTAAAGGAACATTTCGATAAAGAAAATAAATGGGGATTCACAGACCAACAAAGACTTGAAGCAAGGCTCAATTTAGCCGTTATGGAAGGACTTGTTACTCCAAGTGGGGAGTTAATGGAGATAAGCGAAAATATTGGCTTAGATAGCGAATATGACTATCGTGTAGTTAGGTACGAAGATAAGGCAAGAGAAGTATTGAATGAAATGTAAAAAAGGTTTGGTTTATTAAAATATCTTTGTATATTTGCAAACGGTTTGACAGCCTAAAATATATAAAGATATTATAGCCTTAGTAGCTCGAAATTGTTGGGTCTTATATTACCCTTGTCAAACAATCAGAGCTACTAAGGCTTTTTTTTATTTAAGAATATGCAATTGCTAAAAGACAAAACAACAATTAGCTCCCTTGAATTGGTTGAGCAAATAAATATCTTTAGAAGAGAGGATGAAAATAAGAATGATTTA